AATATCCTAGCTATGGAAAATTTGTAGACCACTTTAGAAATACTTGGTTATTAAAAAGAGGCTCAAGTCAACAATCAAATTTAGGATCAAAAATAATTTTAGGACGAAGATAAATGGAAAACTACGAACCAAATAAAGAATTACAAGATTTAGAAAACGCTGTACTCGGAGCGATACTTTTAGAAAGCGAAGCCTTAGACGAAGTTAGTAGCGATTTAAAACCTCATTGCTTTTTGTCAGAAGCTAATCAACATATTTTTAGAGCTATCTTAGAATTAAAAGAAGAGGGAACCAGGATTGATATGTTAACGGTTTCCCAAAAAATTAAGACAAAAGGGCTTTTAGAAACAATGGGTGATAATCGTTATATCCCATCGTTAACAAGTCGTGTTGCTAGTGCCTCAAATATTGAATCTCATGCACGTTTAGTTATTGAAGGATACTTGGGACGTAAAGTAGTTGAAATATGCTCACAAGGCTTAATTAAAATGACAGATAGGGATATAGACATTTTTGATATTTATGAAGATTTAAAAGCTAAATTTGATAATACAATTTCTGAGGTGACTGGAAATAAAAGCTTTGACACTATTGCATCAATTGGCGATGAGTTTTTGCAAGAAACAAACGACAAAAAAGAGGGTATTATTCCGCCTGGCATTTCATTAGGATTAACAGTTATGGATCCTTATGGCGGTAACAATAAGTCGGATTTAATTTATTGGGGCGCACGTCCAGGAATGGGTAAAACAGCTATGCTAATTAAACAAGCTACACACGCTGCAATTAAAAATAATTTACCTATTGGTATTTTTTCAATTGAAATGAAGTCTAAGCAATTACTAACCAGGATAGCAGCAATTGATTGCCAAATTGATAGTGAGGATTTGAGAAAGGGAAATTTAAGTGACGCTCAAATGAATTTACTTTATACCAGGGTTAACGAATTAAAAAAAGTTCCTATTTACATTGATCCAAAATCTCGTGAGCTAAATACAATTATTTCCCAGGCTCGTAGAATGGTTAAAAAACATGGTATAAAACAATTGTTTATTGACTATTTGGGATTGATACGAGTTAAGGGATTGAATGATGAGTATTCGAGAATCAATGAAGTGTCGGCACAATTAAAGAACCTGGCAAAAGAATTAGATATTCCTATCATAGTTTTTTATCAGTTGAGTAGAGAAATTGAAAAGCGACCAATTGAGAAACGTATGCCGTTAATGTCGGATGCCAGGGGTTCTGGCGCGATTGAACAAGATGCCGACCAAATGTTTGGTTTATTTCGACCAGAATACTACGAAGATTGTCCTAGTCGTAAAATTGGAGATACAACAATGTATTACATTTTAGACGATAACGGTCACGAAATTGATGTTACTGGCAAATGTTTTATAGGCTGCTTGAAAAATCGACACGGCAAAATTGGGACTGAGTTAGTAGGATTTAAAGGGCGTTTTACCGAATTTCACAATCTATACGAGCCTATTGAAGATTTTACGGAATTAAAACCAATGAATCAAAATATCGATTTTTTAACACAGTAACCAACTCCCCAAAGAAAGCGACATAATAATTAATACCGATGAGGTGGATTTTTAAAATAAATATTTGGTAGTTTAAAATAAATAACTACATTTGTAAAAGTTAAGCTAGTAGAGTAGCGTTATAAAAACTAAAAAATTTTAAGGTGTTGCCTGATTGACTCTACTCATGACGGCACACCTTTTTTTATTATACGGTTTCGGGCTTGGCGAAGTGGCTGAACCCGAAGCTAAATAGAATTACTAAACTTTAAAATTAAAAACGAATGATTGATAGAATTACTGAACAGCCATTTTGCCAAACCGATGTTATACGCTGTTTGTTTTAATTTTTTGTGCGGTGGGAATTAATCATTAAATCATTTAAAAATAAAAAATATGAATATAGATTTATTTGGAAACGAAATTGTAAAAGATGTTCTTTTAAGGGACAAATTTATGGAACCGCCTTTTAGCGTATTAGATACCAAAGGAGGAGGATGGCAAACAAGAAAACGCCAATGGAAACAACTTGGTATTGAAAGCCATTTAGGTAGGGAAGCTGAATGTAATGTAAAAACAATGAGTGGTTTAACTCCAGAAGAATATGAAAAAAAGTATGGCAGAAAACCAATGGAAGGGACAAGTGTATTTGACCCTGCATTATGTGAACTTATTTATAACTGGTATTGTCCTGAAAACGGAACAATTTTAGACCCTTTTGCTGGTGGTTCTGTTCGTGGAATTGTAGCTAATTATTTAGGCTATAACTATACTGGAATAGACATAAGGCAGGAGCAAATAGATAGCAACAGAGAACAAGCCTTAAAGTTATTGCCAGTTAATAAACAGCCGCAATATTATGTGGGTGATAGCAATGTTGTTTTATCTGAATTAATACCTATGTATGATTTAATTTTTAGTTGCCCACCTTATGCTGATTTGGAAGTTTACAGCGAAATGAAAGAAGATTTAAGCACAATGGAATATAACGAATTTATAAAAGTGTATGCTGAAATAATTAAAAAGGCAGTAGCTAAATTAAAAAGCGGTGGTTATGCTTGTTTTGTGGTCGGGGATATTAGAGATAAAAAAGGCTTTTATAGAGATTTTATAAGCCACACAAAACAAGCCTTTATAAATGCTGGTGCTGGTTTATACAATGAAGCTATTTTATTGCAACCTTTAGGAACTGCAATGTTAAGGGCTGGTAAAATATTTGAAGCTGGTGGCAAACTAACTAAAGTTCACGAAAACGTATTAATATTTAAAAAGCCATAAAATGATTACAATAGAGCAACACAAAGGAGTAAATGTATTGAGAGATGATTTACTAACTGGAGGCACAAAGTCAATTTTAATGCCATCAATAATTGGCGATGATTTGGAGTATGTTTATGCTTCGCCTGTTTACGGTGGCTTTCAAATAGCCTTATCTGCTTACTGCCAAAGCGTAAATAAAAAAGCTACTATCTTTTGTGCTAAACGAAAAGAGATGCACCCAAACACGCTAAAATGTATTGAGTATGGTGCAAAGGTTGTTGAAGTGCCTTATGGATATTTGACAGTAGTTGAAAAACACGCAAAAGATTACTGCTTACTTACTGGAGCTAAAAAGTTGGTATTTGGTGCAAACACAATGGAAAACAAAATATTGATGGGAAACAGAATGCGACAAGTTGTAAATAAATTAGGCAAAGAGCCTGATGAAATTTGGTGTGCTATTGGAAGCGGAACTTTGGTTGATAGCATTTTATTGGCTACTGAAACCGCTAAAATATACGGTGTTCAAGTTGGTGCTGAATATACTGGGAAACACGAAAGATTAACGGTTTTTAAATATCCTAAGTCTTTTGATAAATTGAGTAAATTTAACGCTGGTTTTCCATCAATGCCAAACTATGACTTAAAAGCGTTTGAGTTATGTATAAAGTATAAACAGTCAAACGATGTATTATTTTGGAACGTCCTTTAATCATTAAATCATTTGAGCGTGGGCAAAAAAAAAAATTAAAACAAATTGCGTATAACGCCCTGTGGCTTTGCGAAGGCGGCAAGCAGGGTGTTCAAATTTGCAGAAAGTGTCCAGCCGCTTTTGCAAAACCACTTGTTGTGTGTAGTGCATCATCGGAAACCTTGAATTATTAATTTTTAAATAAAAAACAATGTTAATTACAAAAGAACAGTTAGCCGAAACTTTAAACGGCAATGAAATTGGTAACGAGATTACCAAAGAACAAGAACAACAAGCTAAAGAAAATGGGTTAGTAGTTGTATTTGGGTACTCCGATGATAATATGGAATTAAGAGGTGCTTTGTATGATGAATTTGGTTGCTACAATGGTGGCGAAATAAAGTTTACAAAAGAAGGTAAAGAGATTGACGAAGATGATATGGAAGTTCTTGAAAAATACAATGTAGTGCCGAAGTTAAATACTATTGAAGCTGTTTGGTATGAAGGTTACGATACAGGGGAAGGCGATGAAAGGTGTTCTTGGCAATATAAAACCGAAATTCCTCATTCTACATTTAGAATTATGGAAGATGGCGAATTGTATTGTGTCGGCATAATTTTCAATATATCGGACTTGTCGTAGCATTACACACAACGTATCGGGGCTTTGCGTAGTAGCCCTTAGTAGAAACTTAAAATTAACCACGACACTTGATAGGGCTATTACGCAAAGCCCTTGTTATGTGCCGTTTTATTCGGAAGATGAACAAATTAAAATACTATCACACATCAGATAAGCAAGATTGGGGAACACCCCAATTTATTTACGATGCACTTGACAAGGAGTTTGGATTTACTCTTGATGTATGTGCTAATAAAGAAAACGCCAAATGCTCAAAATATTTTACAGAACAAGATGATGCAATAAAGCAAGATTGGAGCAACGATGTTTGCTTTATGAACCCACCTTATAATTTAGTGGATGACTTTATGCAAAAGGCTTGGGATGAAAGCAAAAAAGGGGCTATTGTAGTTTGCCTAATACCTGCAAGGATTGATGCAAGTTGGTGGCATAAATACGTTATGAAAACAGAGTGGAGATTATTTACACAACGACTTGAATTTGAAGGACACAAAAAAAACAGAGCACCTTT